AGTGTAATCAGAAGTTGGTTTTTTTACTTCCTGTTCTTCTAGAATAATTTCGTCTTCTTCGACATCCTCTACTTTAGGGGTGGCAATTTTGCCCTCGCTAAAGAAGGATTCCTTGATTACTGAAAGATTTTCTGCGTAAGCATCTGCATCTTCAACGTCAAGCTTTTCAGAAAGTACTTTAAAACGTTCTACCTGATTTTCAGATAAACCGCTGATCATACCTTCAAATACTTTTTCAGCCTTCATAGAAGAGATAACACCTTTAAGTTCAATATTTTCATTGACTACAGTGTTAGTACCTTCTTCAAGGTCTGAAACTTGTTTCTCTAAACTCTCAACTACATCGAAAGTCTCTTCTGATACTTCAATGTTGTGCTCTGTGAAAAGACCTTTAAGACCGTCTAGTAGAGATTCTGCCATTTCAACTTTGATACCGGCTTCTACAGCGATTTTATTCTCTTCCATCCACTCACCAACAACGTAGTCTAGATATTTGTCTACATTTTCAACAACATCTTTCATACGGTTATCGATAGCTTCACTTAGTTCACTTTCGAGTTTACTTTCTAGATCTTCTTTCAAAGAGTCTGTCTTTGATGCAACTTGCTCATTAACAGCTGCTTCGAATACTAGTTTAATATTTGCTTTAAAATCTTCTGAAAGATCAGTACCTTCAAAGATTGATTCGATTGAATTTTCAATCTGTACAACTTCTTCAACAACTTCGTCAGTAGTTTCTACTTCTTCTGCAGTTGGTACTTTCTCACCGGCTTTTTCTTGGCCAGGAGTCTTTACATCTGATTTCTTGACTTCGACTTCGCCTTTTTTCTTCTTGACAATTTCTCCACCTTCAGGCTTTACAGGCTGAGGTACTTCTGAGTAACCGTCGTCAGCAACGAATTTAGTTTTGTCGTCTGCCATAATTATTTCTCCTTTAATATCTATTTAAATTCTTAAACTTATTGTAAATTGTTTCTTAACAAATTATTTATTAATTGTTTAATCTCTTAAAGAACGAACGAATGATTGAAACATCCTTGCGGCCGTTGCTTCGTCAATTGTTCGCACTACACGATTAACTTTTCTCTCAACTTCTTCAACTATTTCTTCGATAGCTTCAGCTACTGCTTGAGGCCTCCAAGATGAAGAAGCAATATCGTAATAATACTCTCTATTCTCCATAATGCCATTTACAAATGCATTAGGAGCTGAAGGATCAGTTACAATGTCTACAGTAGCAAGATGAAAGTCTTTTTGAACTTCCATAACACCATCTGATAACTGCTTAACTGAACCCAATCCTCTGGTTGAAACTCCGATTTTAACACCTTCGTCAAGTAAAGATTTAACAATCTCACCCATTGGAGTGGATAAGATTTTTGCTTTACCGTAAAAGTCATTACCTTCACGTCTCATTGAAGTAATTAGGTGTGATACTCTGTCACCGTTAATAGTTGGTCCGTCTGGGTGTCCCAGTTCTCCAAGCGCTCGCTTTGGTTGAATAAATTCTTTGTCATAGCGCGCCATCTCTTTCTCAAGAGTATCACTCGGATAAGTACGTCCGTTTCTATTTTTTAGATCGCCTTGCATGAAGATACCTTCGATAAAGTGGGACTTAGTTCCGTCCTCTTTAGCTTCAGTAATTACTTCAAGGTTCTCATTTAGTTCTGTAATAAGTTGCATATTATCACCTTAATTAAAATTTCTTTATTTTATTTATAACTTTCGTTATATTCTAGCATCATAGTAATTCTTATTCAGTTCACCACGCTCTGTAGTCTGCCCCTTTTTTCTACACTTAACATATGTGTATTGAGCATTACCACCAGTTGGAGTAAATGTTCTAACTCCATTTGCTGTGGTACCATTAGCATCTGAATAAGTATCTGAAGCTATAGCTGTGTTTTCATATTCCCAAACACAAACATTGGCTGCGTCTTCTGATCCTAGTACGTCAACCCAAGCCATTCTTTTTAAACTCCTGCCTGAGTAGCGAATTTTAAGATTTCGCCAAATCCTTTTTGATCTTTCATCATGCTAGTTTCCATCTCTTTACGATTTTTAGGATTTAATCCTTTCATCATCGCGTTAAGAGCCTTAACATCTTTAAAATCTAACTTAATAGATTGACCATTCTTAAGTCTTAAATTACCCGGCTTGAAATTGGCTTCGTCTAAGAAACTTTTTTTTTCTAAAGATTCTTTTACAACACCAACTGATTTAGCTAATGATTTATGTACATCAGCAGCATCGTCTTCATCACCGTAGTGACTTACAGCAAATTTCCAAACGTCTTTTGGTTCGCCACTTACAAATGCTTGTCCATCACCGTGCATTGAGATTTTAACATTGAATCTTTTTTCTTGAGAAGCTTTTTGACTATCGCTACCAATAAAATCTACATCAATCTTAGATTCGCTTAAGTCAAACTTTTCTGTTATTTGGTTTAAGCCTTCAACTTCTTCGTACATTCCTGAGTTGATATATCCAGCTTCTAATTCAACATCTACTGCATCATCATCGCCTTCAACATCGTCGTCGTCTTTGTCTAAGTCGATTGCTTTGTTTGTGATTTCGTTTCCTTTAGCATAAGCGTATAGGGATTTTACTTGACTGAATACTTGTGCTAATTTTGACTGCCACCATTCTTCTGGATCCAAACCGTCAATTTCTAAATACTCTTGGATTTCTTCAGAAGCGTAACATATAAAGTTGAGTTGCTTCATCATCATTGAGACTTCTTCTTGGGGACTTTCCAGAAGATCTTCTGAATGAGATACTTTACTCATTAAACTTTTAAATGAAATTGAATTGCTTTCGTTTTGACGCTTAAGCACTGCTGCAACTTGAGGGTGTCTAGATAAACCTTTTGCAAGTTTGTTGATCGCTTCAACAGCACCTGAATAATTACCACCAGCGTATCTCTTATCAGAAGCAATACCGATTGCCATCTTAACTTCTCTATCAGAGAAACGTTCGATTCCTGACTCTTCAGATTCGTCTATATTACGAGGCATTTTAAAAACTTTCTTTTTCTGTGCCTTGTCGTATGCTTGATCGTAGTTGTCGTCACCTTCTTGGTCAGCAGGCCTTTTCTTCTTTGTTACACCTGGAATTTCTCCAGTATGAACATGGTCAGGCGCGACCGGGTGTTTTATCAACTCAATCTTATGCTGATCTTTAAATGCTTTCTCTTCTGGCGATTTTGGTTGCGCCACCTCTGAAAGCAGGTCTTTAAAGTTTTTCATATTTAGTCCCTATTTAATCTTATCTAATCTATATTTATTATCAATTTAAATTCGTCTCTAGAAAGAAGTATCATCTTCTCCTTCATCATCAGAAGGAGCTTCAGCCTTTTCCTTTTCCATCTGATCAGTCATTTCTATAAATTCTTCTTCTGTCATCTGAAGAATGTTTCTAATAACCCATTCTCTAGAATAATACTTTCCAATATTATCTTCAATATCTCTGAGTGTAGTCATACGCTCACGTAGTATTTCAGATTGCTTCAGCTCATCGTAATAATTATCTCTAGCAAATTCGTATCGAATATCATTACGTATAGCATCAAATTCTTCAGGTGTCAAAACACCTTTTAAAACTAACTGTTTTTCTAGGATAGTAGTAAATAACCAAGAAAAACGTGATCTAATTCTTTTGATAAACTTACCAAACTTAAGTTCATCACGTGTAATTTCTGAAGCTCTACCAAAGGTCGCTTGACTCTCTGGCTCTAAACGTGTTAAAGGTACTTTCAACGCTTTGTATAATTTACGTTGGAAGTACAACATGTTTGTATCATCACTTAAACCGGCGGCTGAGCCTCCTGCAAGTGTATCAACTTCAGTTGTTCGTTCACCACCTCTTCGTGGGAACCAAAAATCTTCAGTCATTGTCATCATCTTGCGAGAATCATTAATCTCACCAGTTGACGAATTATATTGTAACTTATTCTTATGGCGAGTCATCATATCTCTAAGATACTGTTCTGCTTTCGCCTTCGGTAAGTTACCGACATCAATATAAAAAATTCTTCTTTCAGGTGCTCTTGTTAATGTGTAAATAACAGTAGCATCTTCTAACATACGTAGTTGGTTTAATGGCTTGATCGCAGGATGTAAATGAGATAATACTAAACTATTATTTTCATTCATCATGCCAGATGTTACTCTAGCTATACTATCCTTAGTAATCTTAAAGCCTGATGTAGATCCGTCTCCGCCAGACTTATTAGAACCAAACCCACTTTCTGAGTACATATAATACTCATTCTTAATCTTTTTAGTAGGGACTCCACTATGAGGATCCTTACTCTTTTTGTCTACTTCACGAATTAGTTTCATTTTTCTAGGATCACAGTATCTTAATTCTATGATACCCTTTTTTAAATCCTTAGGATTAATTACTATGTGATAGT